TGTAGCCTTATTTTCAAACACATTTCAAAATATATCAAGCTTTAAGCAATTACAGGTTTACATTGTGATTGTCCTATTGCTGTCGCGGCTTGCTTATGCTTCAAGAATTGGAACTCAAATATATGGCCATACATTCTTGGCAGGAGACAATCGAAAAAAAGCCTCACTGGAAAACCAGTGAGGCATAGCGTTTGCTTATGGAGGAACAAGCGAGGCGTCCTGTCGGCTCAATCGCTTACCTTCTATATAACGGCAGGGCGTCTTGCTTTCTTATTCATGTTCTCCGCCAACCCCTCTTGCAAGCTGAACAAAAGCGTTGGGGCGACGTTGCGCCACTTTAAAGGTAGCAACTGTGGCAACAACCCCAGCTATTAGCAAGGCATGGGCTACTGCGCTAACGCCAAATATAGTCCAAGAGCCAAGACTCATAGAAAAGATGATGCACCACATCCATGCAAGGAATTGCATGACGACGTGTCTTGTCTGTAAGTCTGGAATATGTCTTAGTGGATTCAATTCGTGGTTCATAATACTATTCCACGAATTCACTACAAATGTTCTCATAGGAAATACTCCTTTTTCAAAAGTTACTTTTAGTGGATAGTTTGCATCAACAATATCTTTAAACTCGATAGCATCATACAAACTGTAGAAGGTCTCTACTACTTTTCTGTTACGAAAATACCCCGTTACTCTATACATAATAAAATAAGTTACTTGCTTCCTATATTATACTTTGGACAAAGTTCCCATTCATTCTTTTCTTTAAATGGAATAATCTTGATTTGCCTCATGGGTGCCAAAGGCTCTATTGATGTACTATCAATAGTTACCAAACCCCAATCACTCATCAGTTGCGCAATTGTATTACGACGTGCGACATCATTTTCTTCTAGATTAGATTTCTTTCCATCTAGTAGAAATAATTCTTTAAAATGTACAATGAAATATCTGCCTTGCTTGTGTAATATATGGCAGACTGAAATAGTTTTTTATCTTTACGGGATGCAACACCAATGCGAGTCAGCGTCTCACGAACCTTCAAAAAATCATCTGGTTCGTTGAGTGTGACTTCAAGCATAGAACTTGGTGTCCATTCAACAATGTTATTTTCTTCCACCTTTATAAACCTTCTTTTTCAATTCATTAATCTGATCTGATGTGAGAAGGGTTAAGGCTTGCTTGGCTTTTTCATTAGTATAGCCATAATAATCTTTAACTACTTCCACGTCACTGACGGTCTCAGGTTTCATCCATTTTGAGAACCGCTTTTTCTTTCTTACTATATTTAGTAAAAAGTCAAATTGTAAACGGTTGTCAAGGTGGTGGTAACGATTGATCTCATTAGCCATTAGAACTGTATCATTGAAATAAGATAAAGATCTATTAACCATAAATGCATTGTATTGCTTTTCAGCAATATCATCAACCATTATATCCTTTTTAGTATAATTGATACTATTTAAATATTCAAAGGGATTCATATCCAACCCATCACTTTCGCATTACCAGTAATAATCATACAGCATGTAACGATATGTAGCAACACCCAAAATGTTCTTATGATAAGCATATACTTATCGTAAGGCTCCGTCTTATCATCTGAATAAGATCCAAGAGCGTACTGCCACAATTTTAGTAAACTCATCCAAACATCTCTACACCAGAATCATTCTCTTCATATGCAAGCATCATTTCTTTGAATAGAACTTCTTTGGTGAAGTCAACGGTGTCAACTTTGTTAAGATGTATGTTTCCATAGTATAGCTGAGGAACGGTTCTATGTCCACGTTCTTTCAGAAATTTTTTACTACTAAGATCTTCACTAACATTAACAATGTCATAATTCATACACCAGCTATCAAGTTTATCTTTCATGATAGTACAATAAGGACAATTGTTCTGGGTATACATTTTAATTGAATTCGACATTAGCCATAACCTCCGTAAGACATGCAACAACATTTAGTTCGTGGTCCGCAACAAATGCGTTCTTGTACTGATAGTCAGCAAGAATCAAAACCACTTGTGGAATAGAATGGGGAGCAATCTTATCTTGCATCCTATCATAGATACCGCGAAAGATTGCACTCGCATCAGTATCTATATTATCAACAACCCACTTTCGCATGCTCTTAAAGTTTTTATTTTTTAAATGATCAAATAAGTTCTCGAATGCTCGGTCACCCATATTGTCAAGTACATGACTATCAATACTGCCAGTAGCAATCCCGTACCGTTGTAATTCATTTAACACTCTCCTCCAATCTGGGTAGTACTTCATAATTAAGTCAGCTAGAGCTTGTGGCTCAGGTACAGTTATACCTTCATCCAATAAGATCTGTTGACAGCGAGTCATAAACTCACCACACATAGTAGGCTTATCACCAACATTAAACTCATACACCCCACATCGAGAGTGTAGAGGTTCAATGATTCTATTCTTGAAGTTACAAGTAAGGATGAACCGACAGTTATTGGAAAACTCTTCGATGAATGCTCGTAGAGCTGGTTGCGTTGACTGCGGATTCAGATAATCTGCCTCATCAAGTATAACAACCTTGATTCCACCTTGCAATGAGACAGTGGACGCAAATTGCTTGATCTTGCCACGGAGTGTATCAATGTTACCTTCTTCAGATCCATTGATAATGATGTAATCAAGATCAAGCTCATTGCATATAGCTCTAGCTATAGTAGTTTTCCCAAGACCAGCAGAGCCAGTGAACAACATGTTAGGGAGTTCACCAGACTCTACTATTTTTTGGAAAGTTTGCTTGAGATCATTAGGAAGGATGGTCTCAGCTACGGTACGTGGACGGTATTTCTCCACCCATAAAAATTCATTAGACATTCACAGACCTCATAATAAAACATAATTATATAATAAATTTTTATAAAAGTAAACGGTTATTCTTCGCCGTCATCTTCCATAGCAGCCTCTTGCTGCATAGTCTCAACAACTGAGATCATTTGAATGGCTTGGTCACGAAGTTGACCAATAGTGGATAGTTCTTCACCTTTGAACCCACCACGTTGTGTAACAGCATCTACTACAGCAACTGTAGATCGTGATACCTGGCTCGCGAGCTTCATCAGCTCTTCTTTATTGTCATCTGACATATATTATACTCCAAATGTTGAGGATTTCTCTAATGCAATCCAATAACGTACGTTCATTTGTTTATGTTTGAATTCTGATATTAACTTAGATGAAATACTAACGTCATAATCACCAGGTAGCAATTTTAAGTTAGCTATATTAATCACAAAGTTAAAAACAGAATCCGCCGGAAACTCCCCACCAACTTCGATCGAGTAAGTGTTGGATGTTGAGTTAGCTTTATCCACTACGGATAATTCAAGTGCACCATCTTTACTAGAGATGGACATTTCTGTATGTCCCAGAGTAGCAGCTGCACGTTTAATCTTATTTAGAGTATCACTATCAAGAGTAAACTTAACATCTCCATCTGGCATGTTAATATCTTTTGTAGGGGTGGTTAGAGTTTCTTCAGGTGAGAAAAAGTACTTGATCTTAGATCGTCCTGTTGAATCACTTACTGTTACAAAGCTGTCATCAAACTTTAGATGAGGTTGATCCATCAAACCTAATACACCAATAAACTCGTTTAGGTCATAGATACCAAACTTATTAGGAAACTCTTCTGTAACAAATGCTGAGGCAACTACATTACGAGCATCACTAATTGTTTTGATATTATTACCTTGATTGACTAAAAGACTCTGGTTGATACCAGAGAAGTTCTTCAATACATCAATAGTATTTTCATTCAATTCCATAATAATCTCCGTGGACTTAATATAACCATTATTATACTACATTTCAACAATCTAGGCAACCATTTTACTGAAGTTTTTCTCTTTCTTAAACTCTAGCTTGTTATTAAACTTTCCATCAAGGATCTCTCCTTTATGTGAGATAACAAACACGTTTGTGTTATCATCAAGTGTGTATAAGATCTTCAATAGATTCTCGACACCATCATGATCTAGTGATGAGTCAAACGTCTCATCTAGAATCAATAAGTTAGTTGCAACCGAGTTCTTCATCTTGGCAATTTGTCTCCAAGTAAATAATAGCGCTAGATCAATACGCTGCTTCTCTCCTTCAGAGAATGAATCATATGTAAACTCATCACGGTGGCGTGAACGAATAGTTTCATTGAATGACTCATCTAAGTTGAAGTGTACAAAGAAATCAAGTACCTGAAGATACTTGTTGACAAAATTATTGATAGCAGGTAGATACTGCTTGATGATCTTAGTCTTGATACCAGTATCTCTCAACATCTCAGCAATCACTACATTATAGTTCAACTGTTCAGATAGATTAATCTTTGACTCAAGAAGTATGTTTCTACTCTTGCGGATATCTTCAAGATCCATCTTAGCATCATTCAAATCAGCATCAACGTCCTTTTCTAAGGACTGCTGGTAGCCTTGAATTTGGCTTTGGAGGCTAGAGATCTCCCGGTTGTTCTCACTGAGTTCAGATACTTTAGATCGAAGCGATTGAAGTACGCCGCTGGTCGACTCAATCTTTTCCTCCACCGTTTGGCCTTCTGAACCGATCTCACGGCGCTGTGATTGGAGTGACTTTGCTTCTGACTTCGCAGCTTCGAGAATGCCATGTTTATGCGAGTCTGTGATGGCTTGGTCGCATACGGAACATACCT